CCGATCTCGCTGGCGACATTCCAGATGGGCGCATGGACCTTGGAGATTCCGGTGGTCACCGATCCGGCATCCAACCTGACGATCTTTGGGGGAGCGGCTGGGCGGATGCCGTCGAGGATACGGATCGAGATCTACGCGGAGGACGACTAGCGCATCCCGGCGCGAGAGTGTAGGTTTGGGGGACGATGGCACATGCAGGAGGAAGGCCGAGCGAGTACGACCCGAAGTACTGCGACGAGATCGTGAAGTTCTTCGAGGTTGAGCCGTTCGAGCGCAAAACAGGAATCGACGCGAACGGCGTGATTGTCGAGCGATACCAGACGAACACCTTTCCAACCCTCGAACGATTCGCATCAAAGATCGGAGTCGTCGCGATCACTTTGCGACACTGGGCAGAGGAAAGGGATTCAGAAGGGAATCTGGTTAGGCCAGAGTTTTTTCATGCGTATTCACGCGCACGCGACCTGCAAGCCGCAAATATGATCGAGGGCGGAATGGCTGGAACGTATTCTGGCGCATTCACCGTCCTGGCTGCAAAGAATCTGATTGCGTGGCGCGACAAACAAGAGCTTACCGGCGCGAATGGGGATCCGCTAGTTCCCGCTGCCACGACAATCACCGTCGTCCGCCCGCCGAAGCGAGATGCCTAACTTTACGTTCCCAGAGAAGTTCGAGCCGCTTCTCCCGAATGACGCTGGCGAGTGGCCACACTACACCTTCGTGTTCATCCCTGGGGGGCGCGGTGGAGCGCGTTCACGCAGCGCGACCAGCTACGTTCTGGCGCGGATGCGGGAACGCCCTATGCGGTGGCTGTGCGCCCGTGAGATCCAGAACTCCATCCGCGACTCGATGCACCTGTCCTTCCGGGATGAGATCGACCGGCAGGACATGGGTGTCACAGGAACGGGTGAATTTGATGCGGTAGAAACAGAGATCAGGAACAAGAATGGGGGATTGATAATCTTCCGGGGCCTTCTCCGTAATCTAGATTCCCTGAAATCAATTGAGGGATTGAATGGGTTTGTGATTGATGAAGCGCAAAGTATTTCCCAAGCATCGCTCGATAAACTGATTCCTACCGTCCTGCGAAACAAAGGATCGGTCTGTATTTTCCTTTTCAACCCCGAGAACGAAACCGATCCTGTCAACCGATTGATGGAAATGCGGAGAGGAAAAGCGAATACCCTCATCATCGAAATGAGCCTCGACGATAATCCTTGGGCAACCGAGGAAATGTTCGAGGAACGGGAATTGGCCTACCAAACTGATCCTGACCGCGCTGCCTGGATTTGGGGCGGAAAGTTCCTCAAGAACTCCGATGCCCAGGTGTTCGCCAAGAAGTACCGCGTCGAATCCTTCGAGCCGAAGCCTGAGTGGGATGGCCCGTACTTCGGAATGGATTTCGGCTTCTCGCAGGATCCATGCTTCGCCGTCGAGGTTTACCTCGGCGAGGGGAATCTCTGGATCCGCAGGCAGGCCAGGTCGAAGGATGGGATTCCGCTGGACATCGACAAGTACCCGGAGCTTTTAGATGCTCTCCCAGGGTGCAAAGAGCGGATGTTGCGGTGCGACTGCTCGCGGCCCGAGTCGATTTCCTACCTGACTCAACATGGGTACCCCCAGGCTATTGGGGTTAAGAAATGGGCTGGATCGGTCGAAGATGGGGTCGCGTGGATTCGGTCCCACAAAGCTGTCGTGATCCATCCAGATTGCCCGGACATGGCCGAGGAAGCCCGGCTCTACTCCTACAAGGTCGATCCCAGGTCAGGCGACATCCTGCGCGACATCGTGGACAAGAACAATCATGGGTGGGATGCGGTGCGGTATGCGTGCGAGCCGATGATTACCCAGGATTCCACAATGTCGTGGTTTGCGATGATGCGGGAAAAGCGAACCGAACGCGAATCCTCTAAAAATGATGTATCTTCCGCGTAATGTTCGAGCTGATCCGCGACATTCTCAAGGTCTGGATCCTACGGCGCACCCCGCCAATCGAGCTTCGTCGCGCGAAATTGGAATCCCTCGCCCGTGAATTCCTGCCCCACGCGGCGGGTGACGGCACCGAGGCCAAGGTCCGCGAATCGTTCCGACTTGGCCGCGCGTGGCTCTCGGAACTCGACAACGAGGGCGCGGCCTGATGGCAAGGATGGACCTCGGAGCGCAAGCCCTTCTCGGGCAGGTCTCCCAAGGGTGGTTCGCCCCGAATGTCCCCATTGCCCCGCTTGCACCCGCGACAGGCGGATGGTCGCGCCGGTTCGACGGGCAGCAGTCCGTCAACCTCAACGTCGCACCGAAGGCGGCGGACGGTAGCGACGGCCCGACCTACGCCACCCTCCACAAGATGGTCGAGAATTGCGACATCCTGTCCATCGCGCTCTACTCCATGTTGGAGCGGATCTCGAAGTACAACGGGCGCGTGCTCGACGTGGGCGGTGATCCGCGCAAGCCATCGAAGGCCGCGCAAGCCATCCAAGACCAACTCCAGTTCCCGGACGACGTGACGCCCTTCGCGACGTGGATGCAGACGCTCGGGTTTGACATGGCTGTGACAGACAACGCCACAATCAATATCGACCGGGCGAAGAAGATCCCGCGTTTCCGGGTGATCGATGGGCAGACAATCGCCATCCGCGTGAACGAGCAGTACGAGCCAGCGATGATCCAACAGATCCTCAAGGGAAGTCCCGCCCACGACTACGGGATGGGCGGCACCACGAAGGATCATGGATTCGAGACTATGGTTTGGTGCCCGAAGCATCGGCGCGCGAACAAGGTCTATGGCTTTTCGTACGTCGAGCAGATCCGGACCACGGTCACGCTCGCACTACAGCGCGCCGGGCGCCAGCTCGACTACTTCACCAAGGGCAACATTCCCGCAATGCTCTTGGAGGCCCCGGCCACCTGGACGCCCCAGATGACCCAGGAGGCGAACGAGGCGTGGCGCGACATCCTCGCGGGCGTGTCCGGCAAGGAAGAAGTCCAGATCATGCCCAACGGCATGAAGCCGTTCACGTTCGACCGCGACGTGGTGAAGAACGACTTCGACGAATGGCTTGCGCGGATCATTTGTTTCCAATTCTCGGTTCCCGTGACCCCGCTGGTCAAGGAAACCAACCGGGCCACCGCAGAGCAGACGCAGCAGGCCAGCCTCCAAGAGGGGCACGCATCACAGCTTCGTTGGGCATCGGACGCCATCACCAAGGCGATCCGTGCCGCCTACGGGACGAAATTCTTCTGGAAGTGGGACACCGACTCGGTGCCCGATGCGCCGACGACCATTGCCCTCGTCAACAGCGGACGCCTAAAGCCCGCCGCCCTTGTGCGCTTGGGGTACGACGAGAACGAGATCGCAGACGAGGTGACGGCGACCGGAGCCGAGAACGCGAAGGGCGAAAAAGTCGCGCCAAAGGGCGAAGAGAAGCCGACCAAGACGATGCGCGTCAAGAACGCCGACATCGAGGCGTCTTCGTTGTCCGACCTCCTGCGCTCCCACCTGGACGATCTCCTGGTGGATTCGCAGAAACAAGCATCCCTCGCGTTCATGGGCGAGGATTGGATTCTCGACCTCAAGCCGACCAAGGGCTTCATCCTCCGCGCCTCCGCGATCCTGCACGATGCAGCGATCCAGGGCGCGGACGAGGCGATGATGCAAACAGCCAAGGTGCCTGCCGACGCTGCCGAGTACGAGAAGCCCGCGCTCAAGTTCGCGCGCGAGCAAGCCGCCGACATGGTGGGGATGAAGTGGGATGGCGACAAGCTGATTCCCAACCCGAACGCCAAGTGGCAGATTTCCGACATGGCCCGCGATGCGATCCAGCAGGATGTGGCAAAGGCGTTCGAGCACGGATGGACGCCGAACCAGCTTGCCGAAAAGCTCGCAGAGGACCACGCATTTAGCCCAGCCCGCGCTCTCATGATCGCCCGCGACCAGCTTGCCCTTGCCCAGGAAGCGGGGTCCTTCGCCTACTTCAAGGCGGCGGGCGTGACCGGAAAGAAGTGGTCCGCTTTCGACGCCTGCCCGCTCTGCACCGCGAATGCGGCTCAAGGCGTGATCCCGATTGACCAGCCTTTCCAGTCCGGCCACGATCATGGGCCTGGACATCCAAATTGCATCCCAGAGGGGCAGATGGTTGCTTGGGCTGGCGGCTTGTCAGCCGCAACCAAGGCCCTGTATCAAGGCTGCGTGATTGAGGCGACTCTTGAGAATGGGCGCGTCTTCACCGTTACCGAGAACCACCCTGTATTGACGGCTTCCGGATGGAAGGCCGCGAATCTCCTCAATGATTTTGATGAGGTGGTTTTTTCCAGCCAAAGTGAGTGGGCATCGGTGATCAACCCACATGATGATGATGGAATGGCCTTGATCGAGAATGTATTTGTATCGGCTTTCATGGCGGGCAAGGTGGTTGCCGCTGGTGTGCCAGTGGCCGCCAAAGATTTCCACGGCGATGCCGGGGCCTTCGTTGATGAAAAGATCGATGTTGTACACGTCGATGGCCTTCTGTTGCGTGACGTTGTAGGATTCGAGCCATTCAGCGACAACGTCTTCGCTGATGCTTGTGCCACTCTTCGTGGCCTCTACCCTATTGGCTCTGGCAACCAATCTTGCGTGGCTGACCTTGCTCCCTTTGAGGGCGGCATGACTGAAGCTGGCGAGCCAAGAGCGGTAAGCGGGACCGGCATTGGCGAGGCGAATCCTGTTAGCTTCTCCGATGCCACGCGGAGCGATTCCGCTCTCAATCAGGACGCGCCTCATCGTGGGCCTACTGCATCCCCACTCTCTAGCGAGACTCTGTTCAGTCTCCCCGTCGGAGTAACGACGAAGAAGATTATCAAGATTGTCGAGAAAGATTTTCTTGGGCACGTTTACGACCTCCAGGTTAATCCTTCTCAAATATACACCTGCAATGGCGTTGTCGTGCATAATTGCCGGTGCCGCATCCTTCCCGAGGAGCTTCCCGCGTGAAAAAGACGACGGAAATCTTCTTCTCGATCCAGAACGCGGACGCCGAAAAGTGTCTCGTCTCCGGCGTGTCAGATTCTGGCGAGCCGAACGGAAGCGGGCTCCTCCTCGACTACAAGACCTCCAAACCGATTCTCCA